GGTAGTACCACCTTGTGATGTCACGACAGCGCATCGGAAGATGGTGTCAGGATCATCAACCACGATTGCGACAGCATCGCCAGCCAAGGTAGAAGCGGGCCAGAATTGCTGGAACTGCTTTTGCTTGGTGAGTGGGTTTGTAAACGAACAACCCAAGAAGATGCCGGTTTGACCGTAGTTAACAGCACCAGTGGAGGCAGAGCCGCCATCAGTAACTGCCAAACGGGTTACAAAACCGCGTGTGATAGAAACAAAATCGCCATAGAAAATGTTGGTGGCATAGCCGTATTGGATAGGTAGGTTACGAGTAGAACCCGCAAATACCTGTCCACCAATCAAGTTCACAGGCTTTAGGCCGTAGGGGGCCGATACCGTGGGATAAGCCATTTAAGACTCCTTGAAAAAAGTTTTAAGCACCTTTACCAAAACTAGTCGAGGATTTTCGTTCTTGGAAGAGCGGCATCCTTGGGTCGCTTTGGCGCATTAAGCTGTTGTCTACGGCATCCGTTTGAGCTTGAGTTTGCTTTGCAAAATGTGCATTTCGCTGCTCCATCATTTCAATTGGACACTTACAGAGTAACAACCCACCAATCTCAATCTGACCGGTAAACCGGCTAGTTGGATCGATTAGCAGTTTAAATTTCGGCTGCTCCTCAGAAGCTACTGGTTCCCAACCTTCACGGTATTTACCCGTTACGTTGCGTTGATCAAAAGCATTCAAAGTCGAAACACGAATCCATCTATACGCGTACCCCGGTTGCTTGTCTGGTTCTGGAAGAAGTTCCGCTGGCATCCACTGCCGAGGACGTTCAACTACAGCACGTTCTTCCAACTCGCGAGGTTTTCTGTTTTCAGCCATTTAAGACTCCAATTTGATTAACTCTTTAGCATATTGCTCAGGAGTTAGATTTAGTTTTTTAGCAATACTGAGTTGAGATGTATTCAACCTAATACGCTTTGAGGATGTGCTGCGGTTGGCTGGAGCCACTACCGAGCTAAATTTTGTGCCGCGGCTTTCACCGGACTTTTCGTTCTCAAATTTCTCTGGGAACCTGTGACGCATCGTTTCATCAATACGTCTGTAATACTCAGGAGAGGAAAGGACTACGCCTTCTTCTTTGAGTTGTTCGTGCATGGCCAAGGCCATACCAGTCATAAGTTTGTCAGCACCGAACCAAGTATTCTGCTTCTGCCACGACACCGCCGAGTTATCAACAGGTACTCGTTCTTGCTGTTTTGTGGGAGTTTGTACCTCAAAGTCTTCAGTTTGTAAAGGCGCTGGTCGATAATTCTTAACTTTGTCGCGTTTTATAGACGCTTCGGTTAACTTTTCCTGCGCTTCCATGACTTTTTCGGTGTCCCCAGAGTCATAAGCTTCGCGGTAAGCCCGCTTGGCTGCCTCTAGTTCCAAGTCAACAGCGCGCTGAATTGAAGAAAGGACGTTCTTTTCACTGTCATTTAAAGTATTTTTGAGGCGTTTGTTTTCCTCAATTACCCTTTGAGCCAGCTTAATAGCCTCGTCTTGCTCTCGCAAAGCTGCATCTTTTTCACGGCGCTCGTCGTGCGCCAGCTTCTTCATCTGAATAAGCTTCTTTTTGACCTTGGTGGAGTAGTCCTCCAGCTCGTCTTTGTAGAGTTCTTCTCTAACCTCCTCTGGAAGCGGGTCTTTGTTCCGGTCTTCCGTAGGGGTATCGTCTTCGATTTCGAGTTCTATCTCGTCATCTACTTTTTCTTTCTCGTCTTTTTCGTCGGGAAATTTGAATTCTTCTAGCATGTGTAATTCCTTACTTTCGTTTTATGCCGCGAGGATCTTCCACTGTGCCTTCGACGTTGTCGTCGTAAATCACTCGGAATTCGCGTCCATGAATTAGTAAACGTGTACCTGCATTTGGACGAACCAAAATAAAGTCACCTTTTTTGCACCAAGGGCCACTAGGGAACTTGGTTTTGTCTGTATAGCAGTCTGGCCCCATATCGACAACAAACAAAACTGTTGTGAGCAGCTCTTCATTACGCATGGTTTCATCTGATTTGATGATGCCGCCTTCAAACTCCTCTTCCGCTTCTGGAATGGCGCACAGAATGCGATAGCCAGATGGCTGAGGGAGTTGTTTGGCCTTTTCTTCGGCTCCTTTGTGCAGTAGTTGTGTTAAATCCACTGCTTTAGTCAGATCAAGTGTTTCACTCGTCGTCGTCATCTTGTTTCAATCTTTCGTGTAGGTCTTGGATAAAGGAACGCGCGGTGAGAAGACCTTTAATCTCTCCACACATTTTTTTGTACTCCGCAAAGTCGCTGGCATTTCCATCTGCCATGGCTTCTTGAAGTTGCAAAATCTTGTCATTGACCTTGCCGGTCAAATGTTCTAGGTATTTGTCAATCATTCATTGACCCTTTTTTGTGACGCTAGCTGGGCGTCTGTTTTGGCCACATCAACCCCAAGGCGTAAACGCTCTAGGCCGGCCGCTTGCTGTTGTGAGCTGTCGTGCTTTTGTGAATCCACTTGGATACGCAGAAGATCGACTTCCTTTTGGTTCGCAATTCGAGTTGCCTCGTTTGCGATTTGTGCCTGTCGGGCTTGAGCATCGGCTGCAGCCTTTTGCTCTTTGATGCCAACATCTTTTTCCTTGATGGCCAGCTCCTTTTGCTGCATCTGGACCAAAGGATCCTGAGCCAATTGTTGGTTCTTTTGCTGGGCCGCCTCGGCCTTGTTCTCGTCGAGCAGTTGCTTGCTAGCTTGAGCAATAAGTTTTGAAAGTTCGTTTTCCACATCGGTGGGTAAGTGCTCTCCAGGTTTTGGAAGAGTGACGCCCATTTGTTTTTCGATCTCGTTTCTGTAGTGAAAGCCCAAGTGCTCGGCAATATGGGCTTGTAAGGCCGCCATGATTTGGTTTGCCTGCGGGTTTTGTCCAATCGTCTGAGTGATGTTGGGGTCTTGCAGGAAAGCCTGATGGACTGCGATGTGTGCATCCTGATCTTGAGTGATAAACGCCTTCATAGGTTTACCCTTGAGTGCGTTCATATTTTCGGAGACTGGATCTAATGGGCGCTCGTCATCTTCTAGAGGGACTAGCTTCTGGGCGTTCTTAATACCAAGTACATCCAACATCTGGCGATGCAGCTGGGGCAGGTCATAGATCTGTGGGGCTTGCTGCGCCAGCTGGATCACCGCTTGGTATTGAACAATCTTCTGCGCCATGGTCGCGGCGTTAGGATCGCTCACTGGGATGACGTCGACTAGATCGTAGTCAGACTGTTTGGCGGTCTTCTTGCCTTCGGCGGGTTCATAAGAATAATCTGGCGGCGTGTAGTCGCGGATGATGTCTCTTAATAGGCCGAGCTCTTGTTTAAAAGAGTAGTGAATGCGCGCTTGTACGGCAGTCATCACTTTTAAAGAGCGCTCAAGGATTGCAAGGGTCGTTCCAACTGGAGAGTTGGCAGACATATCGGCAACTTGAATGTCAGCGGCCGAGGCAAAGCGTCTTCCCTCCTCTACGATCTTGTCGAGTAGCGTAGCAAGTACTTGGCTTGGCTCTTTGTATGGCAGAGCCATGATGTTGTCTTTGATCGCCCCGCTTGGAACGTCAACATCCCTCCACTCTCCGGGTCCGATAGGTGTATCGTCTCCTTTAGTGCGTAGACCACGGGTTTTGAAGCCGCCGGGTAGATTGGATAAAGTTCCAGCGTCTACCAACTGTCTCAAAATAGAAGTTCCTGACTTGGCAAACGCTCCAACTAAGTGGATTAGGCCAAAACAGTAGAAACCAAAGCCCGGAACATAGCCATAGTGGACGTAATGTTGGCGCTTTTGGTACTTTTTGTCCTCTGGGCGCCAGTTTCTGCGAATAGCCAGACATTTTTGACTACCCTTTTCGACTGTAACAATATACGGGAGAGCAATACCAGTTGGATTGCCATCTTCGTCCTTATGTTCGTAGCCTTCAAGGTCCAAATTCACGTTCATCTCAAGAATTTTGTACCTATCGTCTGTCGTAGCCTTGAATCCCATCTTCTCGGCGATCTTTTTCTCAACATCGTCAAGAGTATTTTCAGGATCGCCAAGATCAATGTCTAAATAGAAACCTTCTACTTGTAGTTTTCGTAAGTCATTCTCTGTTTTACGCATAACGTGGGTTACGCGGTTGGCTGTTTCGATGTCTGAGACACCATAAGGCACCACAATATCTTCGGCCGGCACAAAAATAGACGTCTGGCGGTCTAGATTTGGGTCAAAGTAGACTTTCTTAAACGCATTTCCTGACAACCCCAAACCCCACAACATGCGCTCATGCTCTGGGCGGAACTCTGTCATGCGATCTGTGAGCTCAAAGTTCATATCGTCTTGAACTCGAGTGGCAGCATCCTTCTTTTCTTGGGTTTCTTTTCCAATAATCTGGGTTTTGACTGGCCCAGCTGCGGGAAAAGTACTCATCATGATCTCAGCTTGAAACTTAACCAGCGCTTCGGAGAGTAGGGGGTGGTAGACACCGCAAGCGCCAATCCATGGATCAGCTCTTTCTTCTATCTTCATGCCCAAAAGCTCAAGACCATCAACGTAAGTCTGCATCCAGTCTTTTCTGGAGTTCACATCATCATCAAAATCTGAAAGTAGATCTTGGACAACAAGTTCTATAACGTCGTCGGGTAAAACTTCGGCTAAGTTTTCATCAAAGTTTTCATCTTCATCTTTGCCACCCAGAGTAATCTCCATATCACCTATGGTGACACTTAGTTCTTCGGGGTCAACAACTTCGATTTCTATATCAGGCTCTCCCGTATTTAGAGATTCCAAGCCTTCCGGCGCTTCGTATAGACTTTTGTCAATCATATTAGTCCTTAGTAATAAGCCATCTTGCGCTTGAATTTAAGAGGCTCGTCTTCCTCGTCACTATTCAAACGTAAAAACCCACCCTTCCTGAATCTGATGAGTGCTTGGGTGGTAGAGTCAACTAAGTCGTCATGGTCTGAATTTGGAAATGCCGCCATTTCTTCTATCAGTTCATCCGCCCATCTTGTAGACGGAGCCCACACTTTACCGCTCGCAAACAAGTCAGATACAGAATTGATCCTCACCATCTTATCATTCCCCCTGCTTGGAGTAAATTCAGATACTGGGATTCCCATAGCTCTGAGCTCAAAAATCAAAGGCGCGCCTGAAGCTTTTGCCTCAACGATAAAAGCATCTGGCTCCCACTCCTTATAGTGGTTGAACGCCTTCTCCTTTAACTCAGGAAACTCCATCCTCTTTTTAAAAGCGTCTAGCAGGATTACATTAGGATCATTGGGGTTCTCGTTTTTATAGAAAACACCCCAAGTCGTACAGGCTGAGTAGTCGCTTCTCTCTGATTTAGTAAACGCCGTGTCCCAGCTCTGGATGATGAACTCACATATGGGAGGACGCTCTGGCTCCCATATCTTCCACCAGTCCCGCTTAACAATCGCGCCCTCTTCAGATGTCGGGCTCTGTTGGTACTGGGCGTTCCATTTACCTGCAGGCAGTTCTGACTGCAGAGCCAGTAACTCTTCTAGTGACCAAAACTCTGGCCACAGGGGATTGCCACTCGGTAGAATCGCGGGGAAGTCAATCACCTCCCAGTCGTCGTTTCCTTCTTTATCAATAGAGGATTGGATGATGCGGCCGGTCAGGTCTTTCTTTGACCAGCGCGTCATAACCACGACAATAGAGCCGCCCGGCTGTAGACGCTGGCGAGGACCAGAGGTGTACCACTCGTAAACCTTATCGAATATCTCTGGACTCGTTGCGGCTAGTGCGGCTTCTTGTTCTGAGTGCGGGTCATCAATAATGAGCAGATCCGCTCCCTTACCAGTAACGGTACCCCCAACACCAATAGCAAAATACTCGCCACCAGCATTAGTAGCCCATCGACCAGCAGCTTTACTATCAGACCTAAGATTGACGTTTGGGAATATCTTGGCATATTGTTCAGAGTCCACTAAGTTCCTGACCTTACGGCCAAAGCCCACCGCCAGCTCCGCGGTGTTAGAAGTTTGGATGATCTTTTTACCAGGGTACTTCCCCAAGAACCAAGCGGGCAACAAAAAGGACGCGAACTCAGACTTTGTATGCCGAGGAGGCATATTAATGATCAGGCGTTTTATTTTTCCTTCTGCGATTTCTTGGAACTTGTTTGCCATGACCTTATGGTGGCGCCCATCAATAAATCCTGGCCACATCTCTTTGACAAACTTCGCAAAGTCAACTTGGGCTTTTTCTCTTTTAAGGGAGGCTTCGTACTCAGCCAGAGACTCAAAGAAAGCCTCTTGCTCATTAATAGGCAACTTAGAGATCTTTTCTGTAATAGCTTCTATGTTCATATCTTCCTAAAGCTAACATAACTAGGCCGAATAGACCGCGCACTCTTAGCTAACTTCTTACACGCCCCCATCTCCACAAGCTTCTTCATAGTCCTGTGAACATTACCCCTTCCCCTGTCTCCAGTCATTCTCATCACATCATCAATAGACGGACCATATCCAAACCTCTTCCACCACTCATCAATCACTAGATAAATAGTTCTCTGTTTCTCCGTCATATCGTATTCTCGCATAGTACTAAAGTAAGGTTGTGTCACAAAGTGACACTCTCAATGTCTCCAAAAGATCACGGGCGTCTTTTCTCCCATATAGGCACCTTCGATATTAAACTCAATGTACTCAATAGCCTCGAAGTACTCCATCCCATCCCTCTCCATCAATATGCGCGCAATCTCCCCGCCGTCATAGACAAGCACATCTTCTCGAGTATTACTCCTCCATATACAGGCAGTCCCAATAGCAGCTTCATCAAAGCCATCGATCTTCAATAGGTCAGCGTCTAGCTCATCAAAATCAATCATCGCGTTTCTCCAAAAATATACCCCCCACCCCTTTTGTCTCAGAAAACATAAGGGGGCCTAATTCATATCCTCGAACCTCTCTGTGGTCTGGCCAATTTCGGAGGCATCCCCCCGGAAGTTTTTAGACGAGAACTTTTGAATATTTTTTTTTGATGTTCCTTCGTCTGGAACAGTATGCGTAAGGGGCTCCGGCGGGCGGGCGGCCGCGTCGGGGCCTGCCCCCGCGGTGGGGTCGGCGGTGGCGCCATCTTGCACGGGTGCCGCGAGCTCCGCGAGCAGACTAGCAGCTGCAGCGTCATCGTCGCTGGCCTTTGGCTCCACATCTTGCACCAGCTGCAGCGTGGCCATCAAGCGCGCGCGTATGTCTCCGCTCTTGTTGATTGTGGTGATCTCTTTGCGCTCAACGAATGCGCCCACTTCGAATAGGGACCCGAGCAGCTTCAAGCATTGCACGCGCTGGGCCGGTGGGAAGTCATCATCTAGACTGTGCTGGACCAGCTGCTGCACCAGCAAGGCCTTCAATTGTGCTGGGGTTCGATGTTTCTCGGCCTCTATTGCCAGCTGGTACGCGGCCACTTCCGTTTGGATTCGGGTATCGCGAGACAAGCGACAGGCATTGTCCCCTTGGGTCTTAGCGCTTCCCTTCGTGTTGTAGCTCTCTCGGTATGCTTGGGCCTTTGTCTTACCTAATGCGACATTGTGAGCGAAGGCCTTCATCTTCGAAGTAATAGCGGGCTTTTTGTTCGGTCCGGCCGACAGTAGGAACTCGACCGGTATTTGGTCGAGCCCTTCCGATATTTGCTTACGCGTTAACTTCTGAGGCATAGCTACATTGTGGGAATGAATTAAGAATACGCCAAGGATATCCAAAGGCCGCGCAAATTGCAAAGCAGCCCCCAGGTCAAAAGCCGGCTAACACGCAGCCTGGACTAATACCGGACCAGCTGCAGCCACTACGGCCAACGACTAACCAGCTGGAGCACCGGCCGAGCTCCACCGGTCCCAGCTGCAGCGCTCGAGCTCCGCGGCCCAGCTGGACCGACCAACACCGCAGCCGCCGCCATAACTGAAAACCCTAAGTTGTCACATGCGCGACAGTTTAGCTATTGACAATTTACGACAATGCCACACATGAGGTCAACCGGCCCCATGTGTTGCCCGTTGTAAGGGCCTAACCCTAAGGAGTATTTGCACAATGAAACCCTTGTTTTTAATCGCTTGCTCTGCTGCCAAGCTGGACCACCCAGCACCGGCCGCCGAGCTCTACACCGGCCAAGCTTTCAAGCTGGCCAAAGCTGCAGCTGCTGCAGCCGGTGCCGACATTTTGATTTTGTCCGCGCTGCATGGACTGGTTCACCCCAGCCAAGTATTAGCCCCATATAACCGCTCAATGGCCGACATGACCGCGCACCAGCGCCGCATTTGGGCCGGTATGGTAGAGCAGCAACTAGAGCAGCATCGCGACCGGCTGGCCGTATGCCTAGCCGGTAAACACTACGCCGCCGCAACCCAACGCTTTACAAACATCTCCTACCCGTTGGCCGGCGAGGGTATCGGCGAGCAGCTGCACACACTATCACGCACCGACTGGGGAAACTACTTCGGGACCGATGACAACAAAGGGCTTTACAGCTATTTATTTGGAGCTATAGCATGAGACACACACGCGCCGAAAGAATCCGCCGGTTTTTCTACATTCATTCCGATGCACAAGTGGCCGTATTTATGGCCGCACTCGCATTGATTGAGATCATATGCTGGGCCGCACTGCCTAAGCCCATCAGCTACGCCGCATTAATTGCGGCCTTCGTGCTGGCCGTTGGCGCCAGCTGCTTATTCTCCGACGCCTACCACCAAGCGCGCCGCATGGATACATGGCCATTTTGAAAGGGTAACCAATGACAAACCAGCAACAAATTCGCGCCGCCTTTTGGGCTGCATTCCCTAACTTACCGCGCCGCCGCTACCGCTACAGCTGGAGCCGGTCCGACAAAACCGCCGAGCTGGTTTTCCCAGTAGACACCCGCTGCGCCTTTGTTGATTATGTCGACCAGCTGCAGCGCGCCGGCGAGATATCCGAGGCCCTCGCAAACCGCGCCACCCTTTGAAAGACTAACCAATGAAACACGACACCCACCGCACCAACTACACGCCCGCACAAACCACACCGCCCGACGCCGGCGGCTGGTCCGCGCTGCTGGCCGCTTGTTTTTTCTTTTGTTCAACCGCCGCACTGCTGGCAATTTTTAAGGGGTAATTATGGGAAACCGCGCATTAATAACACTTTCAACACAACGGGCCGCGCCCGCGATATATCTTCATTGGAACGGCGGCCGCGCTAGCGTGCTGGGTTTCCTAAAGGCCGCGCGCCAGCTGGAGATCACGGCCGACAGCGACGAGGAGCTAATGCAGCAGCTGGGCCACATGATCGCCGGCCGCTTTTTTGGTGTAGAGCTCGACGCGCTGCATGTTTACAGCTGCGCCTATGGCGAGGGCATGAGCTCCGATAACGGGGTTTACTTGATTAATCGCGAGCTCGAGATTGTCGACCGCCTACAGGCCCCGCCCGTCGACGAAATCGACGCCGAAAAAACACGCCTAATTTGCGAGGCCGTGCTAGAAGATCAAAGCCGCAAACAATTAGAACGCGCTCAGGCGAGGGGGTTTTAATTATGGGCTGGACTACTTACAAAATCAGCAAAACCACCACCACCGACCAAGCGCTGCGCCGCGAGCTCTCATATGCCGGCACCGCTGGATTGTGGGAGGTGCTCGACTCTGCGACAGTTGGCGCCGTATGGTATGGCATCATAAAACGCACGATTGACGGCGAGGCCGTTCACTTTGGCATGGTGTGCCTCACCCAGCGCCGCGACGAATACCCGCGCTCGCTTTATATTGAATTCGGTTTCAAAGACATGAGCGAAGATTGCGGGCCGTTCTACTACGACGCGCCGCTGCGAATACTCGACAAGCTCGACGAGCTCGCGCCTAATCCGGTCCCAGCTGCTGCAGCATGGCGCGCCCAGTGCCGCGAGCGCCGCGCCGCCAAGGCCGCCAAGGAAAGACAGCGCCGCGAGATGCGCGCGCAGCTGGCCAAATACATTCCGCAACAATTCAAAGGGGTTTCACATGGATAAAAAGTGGTTAATTGTCGATAAGCTCGAAGGCGCCCATATTGGCGAGCGCGCGATTGTCGACGCCGAAGGGTTTACTATTTGCAATCCCTCACCCATGGGAGAGCACAACGCCCGATTAATCGCGGCCGCTCCGCAGCTGGCCGACGCCGTCGCTGGCTTGCTGCAGCTTTTTGTCGACTGCGACACATTCAACAGTCAAGAAGATTTCGAGACAGTTCACAACGCGCGCGCCGTGCTCCGTAGCTTGGAGGTCCAATAATGCCAACACTTTTAATAAACCAAAGCGCCAACAAAAAAACCGGCCCGCTGCCCGTGACTTATTCCGAGCGCAGCACATGCCCGCCCAGCTGCCCGCACTACGGCGCCGACTGCTACGCCGAAGCCTTCCACACGCGCTTAGCTTGGGAGCGCGCAGCCACCGACGGCCGCAGCATTCTAGAGGTTGCCCGCTGGGTTGCTGCAATGCCCGAGGGCCAATTGTGGCGCCACGCTGTAGCCGGTGATTTATGGGGCCAAGGGGAAACAATCGACGCGGCCGCGCTGGGTGAGGTGGTCCGCGCTAATTTGGGCCGCCGCGGGTTTACCTACACCCACAAAAAAAGCCGGCAAGCTGTGAAGTGGATCCGCCACGCCAACGCGTGGGGGTTTACTGTAAACCTGAGCGCTGATGATGCTGGCGAGGCCGACAAGCTGGCCGAGCTGGCCGCCGGTCCGGTGGTTTGCATTGTCCCAGCTGATACACCCGAGCACACAACGACACCGGCCGGCCGGCCAATTGTCGTATGCCCAGCACAAACGCGCGAATATATGACTTGTTCAGTGTGCCAGCTCTGCCAAAAAGTGGACCGCCGCGCAATTGTAGGATTCCGAGCTCACGGGCCAAAGGCCAAAGCCACCGACGCCCGCGCGCGCCGCGTGATACCGCTTGCGAAAGCTTAAGCCTGAAGGCCCTCGCGTGGGGGCCTTTGGGCTGCAGCTTTTGCAGTTAACCGGAGCTCATAACATGATTAAACGCATGACCGCCCGATTCTCGGGCCGCGACGCCATCACCGGCGCGCCTATTCAAAAAGGTGACGATATCCAATTCTGCACCGACACCCGCCGCGCGTGGCTGGCCGAGCACGACGACGCGCTGCACGACGACCAAGGCGCCTACATCACGCCCACGCAATACCGGTCCGACATTTTCCAGCTGGGCGGCCGCGAGTATTACCGCAACAAGGCCGGCCGTTGTATCGATGCGCCATGTTGTGGCTGCTGCAATATTTAAGGGCCGCACATGATTGAATTCTGTAACACGGGCCGCACCATGGCCGAGCTGCTGGCCGCGGGTTTTACTCGCGACCAAGTTTATGGGGCCGTCAAACGCGGCGCCTTACTTAATACACGCCGGCGCGATGCATGGGGCCGCACCCAGCACGGGGCCGGCTTATTTGTAAACCCAAACCCGCCCGCAGCGTATGACGCCCGCGAGCTGGTCCAAGCTTGGGGCCGCGTATGAAACACACCGAAAGCGAATATATCAACGCCGGCCACGCTTACGAGCTGGGCCGCAAAGCTGGAGAGGTGCTGCGCGCCATGCTGGAGGCTGAGACGCCCGAAGATCGCGCCGAAGGCCGCCGATTAATTGAACAGGGCCGCAAAGAAGCCCGCCAGTAACCCAGCGCGGGCAACCGCGCATGGGACCATAAAGCCTTGAGCATGAGGCTAATTTTGTAGTATGAGGCTAATTTTTAGAAGGAGGCCAAAAGCATGATGCTAAACACACCCGACCAAATCCACCAGTTCCGGCGCTTGACGCTATTACGAGGTTTAAAGCTTGAGGCTGAAGGCTATCAGGTAAAGCGGCCGCCGAGCTGCTACACAGTAGTAAAAAAAGAGTTCGGGCTAAAAGGCAATAAAGCCAAGGTGCTCGAGCAGTTCACAAAGATAGTTAACGACATGAAAGGTTCAACATGAAAACATTCAAGATCACGGCGTCATCGATCAGCTATTACACGCTGGAGCTCGAGGCTGAAACAGAAGAAGAGGCCTACATGATGGCCAAATACGCAGACGGCAGCGACTTTACACCCGACGGCGAGGGCGACTGGGTTATTGTCGATGTAGACGAAAAGCCCCACGAAGAAGGTTGCCCAGCTGTCGACGGCATCGGTTGCCGTTGTGGGGAGGCGGTATGAATATCGATGACGCATTAAAGGTTATATGGAACGCCTTGCACGGGTTTAGAGAGGATTGCATTCCCGAGGGCGATCTTCACTATGACGAACAATGGGATGAAATTACCACCGCTATGGCGGCATTACAGGAAACTTTAAACAAGGAAATAACACCATGAAACAAGAAGAACGCGAAGCTTTTGCCGAGGCATACGCAAACAATGTCGCGCACCTAAACAGCGATGAAGTAATGGCTTTTTTAGAAAGCTATTACAGCACCGATGATAGGGATTACTCAGGCGACTACACCAGCATAGTTGACGCGCTGGGTATGTGGCGCGACGCTATTAAGTGGAAATTTGAAACAACAACGAAGGAATAACATCATGACAAACGAAGAACGCGACGCATTTATTGACGCATACAAACAAAACGGCGAGGCACCCGAAGAGCATGTAAAGCAGTTTATGGAGCTTTATTTAAATTCGGACAAAGATGTGCCTTATGACGAATATTACACAGGCATAGCAGACGCTCTCAGCGTATGGCATTGCGCGATAAGCTGGCAGCTAAAGAAGCAAAAAGACCACGCCTAAGCAAATAAACCTTAATACTAAAGTAAGGTTTTGTCACAAAGTGACACCCTAAAGCAGCCCGCGCAAGGATTCGGCCACCGCCTCGGTGCCAATCCTCTGCTCGGCGTCGTTGAAATCCTCACCAGCCTCGCCAACCCAGTAGCGCGAGGCTATTTTTTTGGCACTCCGGATACCGATCTCGTCGTTGTCGGCTATTACTAGTGGGTTTTTTAAGCTCGAGGCCACCTCCACCATGTTGCCGGCTGAAAAGCAAATGTGGATGGTATATCGCTCACGCAAATACTTTAGCGCGCGGCGGACCGACATACCAGTAGCCAATCCCTCGCACACAATGTCGCGCCCTTTGTTATCGATCTTGAGGCTAGCGCCCTTGGTAATCTGTCCTGATAAGAATCTCTTAACACCATCCGCGGCTATCAGCTGGCAGCCTACTAGCAGATTGCCAATCCTCATCGGAGCCACCAGCATTTCTTTCCATACGGCAAAGTTCATATCAAAACCCTTTCGGATCATGTATGGGTGGGGCTGCTTTGTGGCGCTGCTCACAATGTAGGCGGCCTTGCGTTTAGCTTGGTCCTGTCGCTCGAGGCGTTCTTTGTGCAGCTGCTGGCGCTTGGCCGCGGCGTTTGGGTCCGGCGTATACGGGGCGCTGGGTTTATAGATGATGTGCTTGTCGTGGACGGCGAAGTTAATAACCGCACCGGTCTGCCCATCATAGATATAGGCCCCGTTTTTTTTCTTTGGATGGTCTACTGTGCCGACTCTGATCCACTTGTTGAACTCGAGGCCATTTATCAGTAGTCCGTGCTCGGTGGCAAATTGTTCAAAGTTCATGTTCTAGCTTCACTACTTCTTGTGCAAACTGTCTCAGAGCTATCAGATCGCCATCTAAAACATACTCATCGAATACAAACTTACGCACCTTTACATCAAACACCATCTTGGTTAACACCAATATCCCGCAGTCATAGGCTAGCGTAGCCAGCTGCTCGTCGTTCATATCGCCGGACTTCATGCGCGCGCCTTTGACTTTGACCATGCAATGTTCCTCGATTTAATGAAGTTAGTGGTAGTTAAGGATGGTGGACGCAGAGTTTTCTGTAGACCATTGGGCCAGTACCCATATTTCTCCTTGTATTTAAATGCAGCCCAGCCCTCCTTGTAGTCGCGCGCCTTGGCGTATGCAAGAAGCTCGGAATAGAAGTTCTGATTCTCTATAACAGTCTTCTTGTTGGTGCCTTCGAGTTCGTGCAACTCCCCTGGGACCGATATCAATTGCTTGAGGGGCTTCTCATGCCCACAGACACCGCAGACATTCGACTGCCATATCCATAGCGCCTTGCAGGCTGGACACTTGGCCTCTTTCTTTTCCTTCTCGTCTGGTTCTTTCTTGGTCGCTTCGCCGCTGTCATCGAGCTCGGTCACGCCTTCTGTATATAGCTTGTCCCAGTCCTTGCGAAATCTCAAGTAGTTACCGGAGTGATCCAGCCACACGCCAAACTTCTTACCTTCAAACGGGCGCATGATGCGGCCCATCTGCTGCACATGGCTCGAGAATGATTTAGAGAACGGCCGAGCGCTAATCCCGATCTCTACATCAGGTACATCAAAACCTCTGGTCAGGATATCTGTGGCAATCAGGCCGTGAATATTGGAATCAGGCTTGCTGAATTCCTCAATGGCATCGGCCTTGAAGTCATCATCTTCCCTGTATGAGATCGCAACAAAGTTATAGCCCTGTGCTTTGAACTGGCGCTCGAGGTCACGGCCATGGTCTACGCCGGCACAAAAGACTACAGTCTTCTTCGGTCCACCGAATAGATCATTGGTCTTTTTGATCCACTCGGTAACGATATCTCCCGTGATCTTCATGCCGCGCTCAGTTACTTCTTCTTCTCTCCATTCGCCAAATGCGTTCTTGCTGGCGCCCGTCATATCAATTTCTTTGGCAATAAAGATTTTGAGGTCGGTTAGCCAGCCGTTTTCGATCAAGTCTCCGGTTGACTTTGCTCCAACGACATTTGTATAGACGGCGCCCAGCCCCTTGGTAAAAGGCGTGGCGGTCAAGCCAATCACTTTGAGGTTTGGGTTCTCGTTAACAAAGTTGATTACGCTTTTGCGCTGGACATGGCACTCATCAATGATCATGAGGTCTATGTCCGGAAAGGTGTCGCGCTTTTCGAGGGTCTGAGCGGAGCACACTTGGATGCGTTCCATCGGTCTGTAGCGCCAATGGTCCGACTGCATGACGCCATGGTTGATGCCGTAGCGCGCCAGCCGCGTACTGGTTTGGTTCACCAGCACGATGCGGTCTAACACCATGGCAGTCTTCTTGTATTTCGCAGAGACTTCTTTCATGATGGCCATTGCGACTTCGGTCTTACCGAATCCCGTTGGCGCATACAAGAGTTGGCATCTGTGGCCGTCCGCAAAGCCGTCTTCTATTTTCGTCACCACATCTTGTTGGTGAGGTCTAAGTTGTAACATTGATTTCTCCCGCTGGGAAACCGCCCAGCATCGGGTTTATTAAGCTGCCGCTTTCTCTGCTTTCTCAGCGCGGCGTTTCCAATAGGAGACTTGTTTTAGCAAGTCCGAGTTTTTAAGTTGGTAGTCGTTCCTCGATAAAGTTACAGCGCGCACCTCTCGCTCGAGGACTTCTACCTGTTTGCGTAGGTCATTGATCGTTGTCTCAATCTCAACCTTTGCATCTTCGCTTGCGGGCAGCTGCTTGATGGCGAGCTGGTCTTTAAGTTTAGCGTTCTCTTTGGCCATCTCTTGATGTTCTGCAGCCATTTCTTTGAGCATGTCTTCTTTGGGGTCGTATGTCTCGTCAGGTGGCGGTGCTTCTGCACCAGCTTGAATGACTTGCTCTTGTTTCTCTTCTTTGGTTTCCGCTTTTGTTTCTGGTTTCTTTGGCTGCGGTGCGTTGGCCAGCTGAAGCTCTTTACGAATACGAGCAACTGTCATGCGAGATACGTCACAAATCTTAGCCAGCTCTCTGTCCGCCTTCCCGTTAAGCACAACATCACTTAAAGCGCGTATAACACTATTGCGCCTGTCTTTAAAGCTGCGAGGCATACCATGGCGGCCGTTGGCGCTCAAAGAAAAAATCCATGCATCACGCTTGGTGCCGTTGATTACCTCAACCTCGATATCGTTGAATCCAGCGCTCTTATGGGCATGGTAGCGGTGGAATCCATCGCCAAGCCAGTAGTGTTTGCCATCAAAGAAAACTGTGACGGGCGTCATCTCTACGCCATCCAACACTAGTTCGGTGTAGTGCTTTACTAACTCCTCAATGATGCTTTCGCGTGGCTGGGTATCGCCATCTAGTCTGATCTTATCTAGCTCTAATCTCATCTCTTATCCTTTAAGTTGTTATAAAAATCTCTTGCTTTGATCCATTTCTGAATCACTTCTTTGCGCTGTGGTCGGCTCTTTTTGTGCTGTTCCCATGATAGAAATGCGTTAGGAGCCGCATCCCAAGCTGCTTGCCACTTAGCCTCATGAATTCGCAGATTCGCTACTGAGGCCATGTAGGCGTTGTAGGCTTCATCAATCGCCTGTTTCTTTGTTCTCACTACTCTCCTCCCGTTTAATAATTGGTGAATGTCTTATTGCTTCGTACTTTGCTTCTTCATACCCAATTTCGTAGGCGTTCATAGCCAAAGTTATGGCGTTCCCATCTACGCCAGTTAGTCTTAATAGGTTTACCAAGTCTTCTTTTTTCATTCTTCACTACTCATCATAAATATTGCTACACCAATAATCACAACGACTGCCCCACCCATGACAAGTAGCATTACTGCCCATGCGATTGTTTCAAGCATTGTTCTTCTCCTTGTATTCTTCTTCCAACGTAATTTTCACTTTGCTTTCTATGTATTGCCGTTCTGACAACCCCAAATTCTTCGCAATCTTTAATTCTGTATCTGTTACATAAATTGTGATTGACTCTTTGTTTGGTGGTTTAATGATTACTTGTTTCATGTGTTCTTCTCCTTTAATTGTTTCTCCGCCCACCTTGCCCCGTGCAAGAAGTCTTCTGATTTAGTTTTGTCTTCGGGCACTTCGCCCCAGTCCAAGCCAGCCCAAGGTTTCTTGTAGTCTTGGATGTCATCGTCTTCTTCATGTCTTGGCTTACGCAAGATAACCTTGTCAGGGTCTGTAGGATGGTCTTCAAAGTATGCGGCTGTCATGCTTGTTTCCTTTTCCAGTTGTCCCACTGCTCTCCAAACAATTCGTCACCCATAGCCCACTGAACTAACATGGTGTACATAAGTCCTTCCGAACCCGCGTTGCAAGCCCGTTCTGCCCAATACAAACTATTGTGCTTTGCGCCTTCTATGTATTGCTCCCTAGTCATGCTTGCCCCCTTGATTGAATGTGGTCAACGCTTACCCAACCTAACGAATCAGCAAGCCCAAGAATTGCTTGACGCTCGGCAGATGCAACAAATGCGGCGAAGCATTCAAGGTAGTCAATAAACTGCTCCCTGTCTTTGCCCATGCCGTAAAGCGATAAGCCCGATGCGTCTGCCATAACAATAATGTGTTCTCTATTCATGCTTGTCCCCTTTCTCTTATTCGTTCAGCAATAACTTGTGATGGGTGAGGCCAACCCACCGCCCACTCTTCTGCAATCTTTGCACAGGCTTCACGCTCCTCCAACACAGGCTCACGCTCAGGCAATGGAAGA